AGGGACTTGAAAGACCGTATACGAGAAGAGGGCTTAAGGCTCTCTATAGACGAGTACAGACCATCAAGACATGAAGGACGTAAAGAGGAGCGCATAGCTGCTGCACTAGAACATCGTTATGAGAACCAAGACGTAATACACTTCAAAGGCGGTTACATAGACATCCTAGAAGAGGAGCTAGTGTTATCAAGACCAGCTCACGATGATGTCAAGGATGCTCTAGCCTCTGTTGTAGAAATAGCTATTAAACCTAAGTCACTACGTAATAGAGATGAACTAATGAATAATGTAATTAATATAGGAAGCTCTCGCTTCGGAGGATTGAGATAATGGCTAATAAAGTAGCTGAACTAAGAAGCGCAATGACTGGTGATGGAGATGCTAGTCATATAGCGGAGATGTGGTCTAGGTATAAAGACCAGTTAAGAGGCCGTGTAGAGCTCTGGAAGGAACAACGTGACTACGTATTTGCTACGGACACCACTACAACTACCAACGCTAGTTTACCTTGGAGTAACACAACTACGTTACCTAAGCTATGTCAAGTACGAGACAACTTGCACTCTAACTACTTGAGTGCTTTGTTTCCTAATGACAACTGGCTTAAGTGGGAAGCACACGACAGTGACGCTGCTAAGATTAGTAAGGCTAATAGTATTACTAACTACATGCGTAATAAGATTCGTGGTGGTAAGTTCCGTAAGGAAGTATCTAAGTTGTTGTATGATTACATCGACTACGGTAATGCCTTCGTAACGGCTGAGTTTCAAGCCCAAACTACTGGAGAGGGTGCTGATGCAGTTGCTCAATTCATCGGGCCTAAAGCACGTCGTATAAGCCCCCTAGATATAGTATTCAATCCACTAGCTGCTGAGTTCGAGGATAGCTGGAAGATTGTACGTTCTATTGTAACACTAGGAGACCTCAAGGTTATGTCTGAGGACATGCCTGATAACCAGTACTTAAAAGATGTACTACAGCGTAGAGAAGAGTTAAGTCACTTAGCTAAGAACGGTGGGTACTCTATAGAAGATTGGGACAAGGCTGCTGGCTTCCAAGCAGATGGCTTTGGTAATATGCAGGAGTACTACGAATCAGACTACGTAGAGATACTAGAGTTCTGGGGTGATACACATAACTCTGCTACTGGTGTACTAGAACGTAACAAGGTAATTACTATTGCTGACCGTTCTATGACACTACGTAAGGTAGATATGCCTACGTGGCTCAAGACAGCTCCTATAAGCCATGTCGGCTGGAGATTAAGACCTGATAACCTTTGGGCTATGGGGCCACTAGAGAACCTCGTAGGGATGCAGTATCGTATTGACCACTTAGAGAACTCAAGTGCTGATGCTTTGGACTTAGCAATCAACCCACCTATTGTTATTGCTGGTGAGGTAGAGGAGTTTGAGTACGGCCCTAATTCAGAGATACACCTAGATGAAGGTGGGAGCGTCTCTGAGCTAGGTAAAAACTTAAGTGCGGTGATAACAGCAGATAATGATATTGCAGGCTTAGAGCGTCGTATGGAGACCTTTGCTGGTGCTCCTAGTGAAGCTATGGGTGTACGTACTGCTGGTGAGAAGACTGCCTTTGAAGTACAACAACTACAGAATGCTGCTGGACGTATATTCCAAGAGAAGATTACATCCTTCGAGACTGAGCTCTTAGAGCCGTTGTTGAACTCTATGTTAGAGACTTCTGTACGTAATCTACAACTAGTAGATACTATACGCTCAGTAGATAAAGACACAGGCGTTGTTGAGTTCACTGAGATTACTAAAGCAGACATCCAAGCTAATGGTGTGATACGTCCTGTAGGTGCTAGACACTTTGCAGCACAAGCACAACTGATGCAGAACTTAACTCAGTTATATAGCTCTCCTGTAGGTCAGATGATTGCTCCACATACGTCTACGAAGCAACTAGCGACAGTTGTAGAGGACGTATTAGGGCTAGATAGATACGACCTATTTAAACCTAACGTAGCTATAGAGGAACAGCAAGAGACTCAGGGCATGGTTAACCAAGCGCAAGAAGACTTAGCAGTACAAAGCGAGGTAGGATTAAACAATGAAGAGCAGTTGGGGTAAAGGCTTAGAGCCTGACGCTAAGGAACTTATGAAGGGCTACTTCGGTAGCTCTGTCCTCCTTAGGGAACGTATGAAACATATCTTAGAAGAGAAGATACGTGTACGAAGTAGTAATTCAATAGCTTTAGCAGAGTACGATAACCCATCTTGGGCTTACAAACAAGCTGATAAAGTTGGTTACGAAAGAGCTTTATTAGAGATAATTGAATTAATTACGTAGAAGTGTATAACAAAACACGAAATTCTTAGTATAACTATATATAAGAAATAACTTAACAGTACTTAATGATATGAATAATAGCTTTCTCCTCTTTAAAGAAAGCGTCTAAGTTAAGCTACTACGTAGTAGACATAAGGAATAACATGACAACCATTTTTAATGAAGATAAGAATGAGACACCAGAAAATAAGTCAACTAGCCAAGTTGATGACACTAGCGTTAATAACCAATTCAATGACCTGTTGAATACTATTAAGAACGATAGTGGAGAGCGTAAATACAATACAGTTGAATCCGCACTTGAAGCGTTGAAACACTCGCAAGAGTACATACCAAACCTGCAAACTGATAAGGATAAATTATCACAGGAGTTGGAAACACTTAAAGGTCAACAGAGCAAGATTGAGGATTTAACGTCCATTGTAGAAAAGCTAACTGCACAAAAAGTAGAACCGTCTGACCAGACCAATAACACTTTAGGTGAGCAGGACGTGGCAAAATTAGTTCAAGCTGCATTAAGTCAGAACCAAGCCGAAGCAACTAAAACATCTAATACAAAGTCTGTTACAGATGAGATGTCTAAACTGTTTGGTACGGAAGCTGAGAAATCGTTTTACGGTAAGGCAGAAGAACTAGGGATGACTAAAGAGTCTTTTAATGAGTTAGCGGCTACCAGCCCTAAAGCAGTTCTAGCACTATTTGGGAAGTCCGCACAGACTCCGTCTTTAACAACGGGCTCACAAAATGTTAATCGTGATTTTACTAAACCAGTTAACTCTGGGGCAGTGGATAAGTCTGAGAAATCTATTATGGCAGGTGCGTCTACAAGAGACCTAGTTGCTGAGATGAAAAGACACAGAGAAGCAGTATACGCTAAACACAACGTTCAACACTAAACAATAGGTAACAAATATGCAAATTACAACTAATACTCAAGCCTTTATCGAGGCAGAACAGTATTCAAGCTTCATCCTAACCAACTTACATGACGGCTTAATGCCTTCTATGTGGTACCGTGATGTTGGTGACTTCGGTTCAGGTGAGACATTGAATATCAAAACAATCGGTTCAGCAACTATCCAAGAGGTAGATGAAGATACAGCTATTAACTATAGCCCGATTGAGACTGGTGAAGTACAACTAACTATTACTGATTATGTCGGTGATGCTTGGTACGTCACAGATAAGCTACGTCAAGATGGTGCTCAGATTGAGTCATTGATGGCAGCTCGTTCACAAGAGTCTACTCGTGCTATCCAAGAGAACTTCGAGACACGCTTCTATGAAGTATGTAACTTATCTCAGACAGCATCAGCAGCTAACTCTATCGCTGGCTTCCCTCATCGTATTGCTTCTACAGCAACTAACGGTATCGTGCAGCTTAAAGATTTAGTAGCTCTTAAGTTAGCCTTTGATAAAGCTAATGTACCTTACGCTGGTCGTGTAGGTTCAGTAGACCCAATCTTAGCAGCTACCTTAGATAACCTTACTACTATTACACATGATGTAACTGAGTTCGGTCAGAAAATCTTAGAGAACGGCTTTGACCGTGACCATCAGTTCTTGATGAACTTATATGGCTGGAACTTAATCACTTCTAACCGTCTATCTAAAGACGTTACTAACGATGGTACAACTACTATCGCTAACAACGTAGCTAACGTGTTCATGTCTATCTTAGATGACAACACTAAGCCTATGATGGCTACATGGAGACAACAACCAAGTGTAGAGGGCGAACGTAATAAAGACTTCGGCCGTGATGAGTTCGTAACTCGTGCTCGCTTTGGTATCGGTGCTCAACGTTTAGATACGTTAGCAATTTACATCACATCTGCTTTACTAGTAGAATAAGGAATAGATTATGAGTTTTGAAAATAGTGCAGGTCTTGGTGTAAGTAACCATTATGGAGCACGTAATGTTGGTGGCTTTGATGCAGTTAAACGTACATCAGGTTTAACCTATGAAGCAGTTGTTAACTTCGATGGTGATGACTTACCACTTAAGTTAGTAGTACCTGCTGGTGCAATTGTTACTTATGTGAAGGCTGACTTCGCTACAGGTGCA